CTTGTTCTATACTAGGAAATACATCTATATTATTGAAAGCTTTTTCTAAATCTCCCATTGGATCCATAGTGTCAGATTCTAAATCTGGTGTAAGTTTATCTTCTTGCATGACCATTCCTTCCTTTAATTTTAGTTGGTATAATACTTGTCTTTAAAATTTTCTTTTTATACGAATCGATAGTCATACCAGTTTTTTTCGCCTGGAATTCTACATACTCGTTTACTAATTTTGATATCATAGATGCAGGTGATCTAAATTTTTCATTACAAAGTCCTTGTAACAAATCATAGTCTGGTTTTCTTACTGCAACAGATTTAAATTTATTTATATCCATGTTTCTTTAACTCCTTTTTCAATTGATCTTTGGTTTTAATACTCACCTTTGGTAAAAAGATGTAAGCTCTTTCAAAGTATGGATTGTTATCGCTAAAATCCCAACCCTTGCTTTTGCTCAATCTAGTTATAGCTGCGTATTGTTTATCTTTCCAATCCATTTTTAAGAAAGCCATATTAAGGCTCCTAAAAATAATGTTAGTTTAGGAAACAAAATTGTAAAAATAATAACAACTCCAAAAAATCTTAACCAAGCCATTATCTATTCTCCAATTCATTCTTAGCTAACTGAGTACATAGATCTGTCGGTAAAGGTTTGACATACTCATCTCCGATTTTGATGTGTACATTTTTTAGTTTACCTGCAACCTCATCAAAGCTTGTGCCCTCTGATAATGCAATATCTATCTTCTCAACTAGACCTTTAAACATTTTTGATTTACTTCTTAAGTTCATTGTTTTTTCTCCTGTCCCATTAATATAGGAATTGATACCCTAGTGTCAACAAGTATTTTTGGTGCTATATTTAATTATGAAAGAATTCTTTATGATGGGTATGTTATGCCTAATTAACCCAATGACAGGCCAGGAACACTGCGCTATGCTGCATGAAGATCCAATAATATTTTACCGGGAAGAAGTCTGCAAAGTCGAGGCAAGCAAAAAAGTCAATGAAATAGCGGTTCAAATGACCGAAAAAGGGTTCTACGTTACAAGAATTTTTATGAACTGCGTTGTTGACAAAGATAAACTAAACACTTGATTTTACACCAAATAGTTGATAAGATTATCCTATGAAGCAATATCGCTTTCAATGTTATGTGGCTGGACTATATATTACTAGTGTCGTAAACGCCAATGACGATGAAGCTGCGATCAATGGCTTTGTACAGAATCTGAATGATAAACAGTATTCTGTTAAACCTGATGGATTCGGTCGTGGTATGCGTCGATTCCATATTACTTATGAGGAGCTAGACAATGGCACTACAGGAGTTAATATCGAAGAAGCTTCAGTTGGAGTCCAAATGGGCAACACAAGCGTTAGCACAGGGTAGGGTTACACCTGATATGAAGTGGATCGATATTGAAATCAAAGGTCTTAGAGTTAAGATCAACGAGCAAAGCGTAGAAGACGCTGAGCGACTTTTTAAAAAAACTGGTTAATTACTAGTTTTTATATTTTTTTCAAAAATCATTGATTTGGTACGGGGACTCTTGCTCTCTATTATTTTGGAACTACAGTTCTGACGTTTTCTGTAAATAAGTGAGTAACTTTTTCTGTGTATTTTTTCATTTTACCTTGCCACAGCTTCTCCATAAATCTCAACATGTTAGGATGTTCATCCCAAGTAAGATCATTTAATTTTTTAAAAAAAATTTTTTCATCTTTGTTTCTTGCTTTGTAAAAAAAGCTGCCTTTGATGTCTGCCTTCTGAAGTATTCTAAACCTATCACTGCCATCAGTTAGTTGATCATTCTCATCAATTACCATTGGACATAACAGACCATTCTTTTCTATGTCCTTTTTTAATAAGTCAGCATTGAATGCTATTTTCTTTTTTACATCATCAAATTTTTTTAAAACTAATCTTTCTTTGAAGATCATATATGTAGGCCAGGCTACAGATCCAATACCTGCTACTTCGTTTTTATGAAGCTTGTCCAAAGTCATCTCCTAAAGCTACATCTACTTTACTTGGTACTTTAAATTCCATACAAGTTTCCATTGTTTCCTTGATGTTCTTTATATCATCATCTGTTTTAATATCAAAACATAATTCATCATGTATTTGCACTTTTGGTAAATAACCTATTTCATTACAACTTATAATTGCTTGCTTTGTTTGATCAGCTGCGGATCCTTGTATTAATCTATTCAAAGCTTTATAAGTGAAAGCTCTCTTAATATTGTTTTTACCATATTTTGCAACGGCATTTTCAAATGTTTCTGGTGAATGAATACCAAAATCTTTAGGTTCCCACATGTCAAATCGACACTTCCTACCTTTTTTTGTTCTAATTACACCTTCATCATTTGCTTTTTTCATACATCTATCAGATAATAACTTCACAAATGGAACTTTACGATTATACTTGGATATTAGTGCCGATGCTTCTTCTGTGGACAATCCAAGTGATATACCTAATTTATTTTTACCCATTCCATACATCAATCCTAAGCCTATTGTCTTGGCTTGTTTTCGCTCTATTCCTGCTAGATCTGCTACTGTTTGGTGAAAGTCGGTTTCTGAATTAGCGTAAGCCTCTACAAGTTCGTTAGAACCTTCGTATCCGTCGCCTATAGAGGCTGCATAATGTACTACCATTCGTGGTTCTTGTTGACTATAGTCAAAGCTTCCCCATCTACAACCTTCTTCTGGTAAGAAGAGACCTCGGATTTTTGGTCCAAAATCTTTGTTACGTGCTGGTAACTGTTGAAGATTAGGATTAGCCATAGACAAACGGCCGCTGACAGTCCCACCACTGTCACTACGTAACTGATTGATCTCGCCATGTATTCTCCCATTGTGTTCGTATTTTAAAATTGAGTCCAGGAATGTACCATGAAACTTGTTGATCTCTCTAGCCTGTGCTATATATTTTGATATTTCGTGTTTCGAATTAGCTAACCAATTGGATGTAAAAGATGGCTCATGAGTTTTGTCAGTACGTGGATAATCTATGCCGAGTCGGTCGTAGGCTTCTCCTATTTGTCGTGCTGCCCATATGTCTACTTCTTTGCCTGCTAATTGTTTTATTTTTGTTAAATACTGCTTCTCCTGAGCTTGGAAGTCTTTTTTTAGTTGATGCGCCTTATCTACATCAACTTTTACACCCCTCTCTCTCATCTTAATTAATATTGGAAGTAGTTTAGTTTCCATTCTCCAAACTGTTTCTAAATTTTGATTATGTAATTCTGGTTTAAATCTCTGCCATAACAAATATGTTAAACGTGCATCTTGCTCAGCATAAAAACCAACATGCTCTGCGGGTAACCTCCACATTTCTCCTTTGGGATCAATACCATGATCCTTCGCAGCTTCTTTTAAATCGGTTTCGGACTTTAGCTCACCAAGATAATCTTTAGCTAATGCGTTTAGACTGTAAGACCATCTGTTTTCATCAATTACTGCAGCTGTAATCATTGTATCTATTATCTCACCATTAACTTCAATACCCATTTGTCTCAACCACCCAATATCATACTGTGCATTATGAAATATTTTTCTACATGGTAACTTACAAACATCTTTCATGTAGTTTAAAACTTGTTCAGGTATCATGTTGCCGCCACCCTCATGTTTAAATGGGTAGTATCCTTGCCAACCTTCTACAGCTACAGCGAAACCAATAACATACCCATTACCAGTTGCCCAACCTGCACCAAGTTTATTATTAATACCTTCGTCTCTAGTTTCTAAATCTATTGCTATCTCATCATAAGCACTTAAATCTTTATACTCTGATGGACAAGACCAAATATGTTTTTTAAAATTAAATGTAAATTGTAAACCCGTCATAATTTCTTTGGTTGATATATATGTTTTTCTTTAATGATTCTATTTAATTCGTGTTTATTACTAAATGCATATAAAGCTGCATTATAGTTTTCTGGAAAAATTTCATAAGTTACATCCTGTGTACCTTCTAGCCTAGGATAGACTTCTAAAGTAAACTTATGATTTTTTATTGTTATTTCTTTTTGTATTACTCTGCCCATTTGAATCTTTCATTTTCTTTTTCTCTAATTCACAATAATGTATAATTTTATTAAGATCTTCAATTCCATTTTTATTCAAATACCTACACACATATTTGATAACATTTCCCTGAAAGAACGAAAGATTATTTTTTGATATGAACTCATAAGGTTGAATATGAAAGTCTTTGTAATGAGATCCTCCAATTTGTTTATCTTGAGGAAAACTCTCGCTAAAAATATCTTTATTTGTCATATTTTAAATCTTTGTAATACATTTAATTTTTCTTCAGCTTGTGCAATTTTATCTATTTGTTTGTCTACTTCATCAATATGTTGCGGATGTTCACCAATTCCGACTGATTTACTCAGGTATATAGTTATTGTTGCATGAGCTTCTGATACTTGAGCATTATACTTATCTTCTAATGCTTTTATTATTAGATTTCTAAACTCCACAAAGGCCTTCGCATTCTTGATTGAAGAGATCTGGCCCGTCATCATTTTTAAATTTAACTTCGTCTAAAGGTACACACTGTCTATGTACAAAATTTTTTACTTTAGGATTATGCATACGCATCTTTTTATCAAATTCTACAGCAGATGCAAATTCTTTCGGTCTGTTATTTCTCATATCTATCCAAAAGTTGTCATCATGAAAAGGACAGCCAATACACGCAGACTTAACTGGTATTTTAAATCCTTTACCTTCATACCATTTTAAACAATCTGTTCTTGACATCTTCTTATCAATTAATGGCCATACATTTTTTTGCCACCAAAATCTAGATGGTTTCATACGCATGATTTCATCAGTTGATATACCAACCCAAACTTCTATGTGTTCAGTTTTTGGAAATCTCTGTCTTGGTTTAAGTCCACATAGTTCTCTAATCTTTTTTGCAATTGGAGTTATCTTGTATTCTCTCGTGCATTGTCTACGACCCATACCTTTTTTACCTTGATCATTTAAAGTATAAAACGGTGCGGAAGCAAATTGGTTACCGCCTGGTGCGAGAGCCGTGAGGATGTCATCTTGAATATTACCTTTCTTAACAATGTGTACAGGGTAACTTAGAACGCTTCTAAGGTACTCAAGGTGTTTTATTACTGGTTCAGGTTCCCAACCCGTATCAGCAAATACAGCTGCATCAGGTTTTACACCAAACTCTCCAGCATCTGCCATCAAGGCCATTGTAGAGCTCTGTACGCCCGCTCCAAGGCTAAGAATTCTTAGTCTAGGTTCTTTTTCCATAACGTCTCCTTCCGAATAAAGTTCTCCAGCACCAGCTTCTGCCAATACTTATTACTGTAAATATAACAGCTATATGAAAACTCTCCCACACTGTTGGATACATACCAAAATATGGAAAGATCCAAAGCTGTATCAATGTTGATAGAATCAAACCGCTGCCAACATCTATACAAGTTTCAAATAAATTTCTCATGCTAATACTTTCATTATTGATCTTCCAATTTCTTCTGCGATTTTCGGGACGATAGCATTCCCCAATCCTCTAAGTCTGTGTGCCCTGCCGGGTACCCCATTAACCACTCTACCCACATTGGGTTCAGAGAGCCAATTTGCCTCCCGCAATGTCCAGCTACTACTTCCTCTAGATTTGATTTGTTCCTGTTCGCTAGTTTCTCCCGGTTGTTCTCTGTAATATTTGGAAATACTTTGTTCGCTCTTGGTGTTGGCCACATTAGATGCGGATTCGCTACTTGATCGTTCAAACTTATTGGCATTTTCTTTTTTAATTTCATCTTCATTCTTTTCTCTGACGCTGGACCTCTCATGCAATTTGCGTCTGGTGTTCTCCATAATCTCATTGTCTCTGGATCTACCTGCTCTCTCAGGTTTGAAGGTCGTGTCCTCCCTTTCCTCTGTCCTGTCATTAATTTTATTGTCCCCTCTTTTGATCTCGGAGGTAAGTGATCCATTGTGTTTGGAGTAGCCCACAATCCAGACTCGCTCTCTTTTGTGCGGAGCACCGACGCCTGCAGCTGGAATAATAAACGTTTGGATTTCGAAGCCTTCACTTTCCAAGTCAGAGCATACTGTTTCGAATACCATGCCGTCTTGGATGTTAATAATACCTCTGACATTTTCTGCAATAACGAAGGTGGGTTGGACTTCTTTAATGACTCTAAACATTTCAGGCCAGAGATATCTATCGTCTGCTGTGCCTTTTTGTTTTCCTGCAACGCTGTATGGCTGGCACGGGAACCCACCTGTGAGTATATCAACTCTTCCATAGGTTTCTTTAATCTCTTTCCCTTTACACTCTTTAATGTCATTGTATATCTTAACCCCTTTCCAATGTTTTTGCAGCAACATT